ATGATAGTACGCGCATCCTCATAAGGTTCGTTCTCAAGTTGATTAATAAACGGGATTGCATTATCAGCACCTACAGCGGCTGCCAGTTGTTTGAATGCTTCGTAAATGGTTGGATTGTCGTTTTGTTCCATGTTATTATTCGTGTGTTTCATGCTGCAAATATAATGCACTTTATTTAATATTCAACAAATTTATTTATCAGTTAATAAAAAAATCGCTGCCAATCATTACGACTGACAGCGGCTTTTCAACTTGTTTTCCTTACTTTCTTTACCCCAAAGGTACTGATTTCAAACAAAAAAGCCCGACACTTTGCAGCGCCGGACTAACTGTCAGAATGAAAACCGATTTGATGGAAAAAAACGCAAAAGTGTCTTTGGCTTATGTGTACAGGTAGAACTCCCCATCGGGAGCGTAAAACTCCGGCCCTTGTTTGAAATTGGTTCCGTCAATCTTCTTTGCCACCGAGCAAAGATACTCCCATTGCCCGGTGGCACGTTCCCGCGCTTCGGGTGTGATAGTGTAAGGCGTTACCATGCCGTCATTATCCACCGCAATCAGGTGGTAAATACACTCTTCGCCCTGGCTGTCAAATTCATGACAGTAAATGGCTGCCTGAAGGTCGTACCCGCCTGTCCTGATCTCAAAGCCTACCTGAACGCCCGACTTCGCGCCAAATCGTTTCAAATCCCAAATAACGCGGCGGCCTTTGGCGTCAATGCCGATTGCATCGCGGTATCCCACGTGGCGAAAACCGCCGAACTCAAAGTCCGTAAAATCCTGAAATTTGAATAATTCACGGTTAAGCAGTCCATGCTTTTGCACGGTTGCTGATTCCTTGACAGCGACTGCGAGAAGTGAGGCTTCGGTTACCTGTGATGATGTGACGATGGACAGGCCTTGCTCCGCTGCAATACCCGTAATGCGGGTATATTCCGCTTTGCCTTCCTTTGTTCTCCTGTCCAGCGATTCAGGCAGCGTGATATACTCGCTGTCGAATTGATCGGGTGTGAACAAGATGCAGTCAAGGAGGCGGCCCTCAATCATGGATGGCGTTTCTGCCTTCTTTTCAGACAGATAATTGTACAGCTTTCGCGGGCTGTGTTGCAGCGCCTTCAGGCGGCTGAATGATAAGTGGTTGATGTTCATAGCGTGATGTTTGTGTAAGTTCGTTGCAAATATATAAACCTTTTTACTGTTTGTCAATACGTTTTTCAGGCATTAACAAAAAATGCCCGACCTGAAATCAAGTCGGGCAAAAGCTGGAACCTACACAAAAAAAAGAAACACCTACATTTACAAAACAGCCTCTATGGCTTTGGCTGCTTTTTCTATAATTTCAGCGTGAAACACGCCGTTAACCGTTCGCCTGGCATTGAAGTAATCACACCTGTCAGCGTTAATATACTGACTTAGGCGCTTACCCGTAAACAGCCCCTCGTTCATGCCTTTAACCAAAACAAAGGCAGCGATGGTTGGTTCAAGTGCCCTATCGGGGAAGTTCACCAAATCAGCGCCCGTAATGTCGCTCCAAATTTGGTAATTCCTTTTCCACGTCAATTGCACATATCCGCGCCCGAAGTATCCCGTGTTCCAGTACCTGTCTTGCATCTGCCTTACCGGATGGCCTTCAGCCGCTCTAAATTCGCGTATAGGCTTGAATCTGCATTCATGCCAACAGGTAGCAAGCATATAGGCAAACATCCTTTTGTCGGTGATGCTGAAACGGTCACAGTTTTCCGCTATCAACTTCGGTGCTTGTTCCTGCACAGGCGTGAACCTGGCAGATTTCAAAGCCTTTGCGAGCGCGCGGTAAAATTCAGGTGTGATCTGTTTTGCAAACATGGTTTCTTGTTTCGCTCCGTTTTGTGTCGGACAAAGATACGCCTTTTGATTGATAGAAAACAGTTCCCGCCCATGCTGTCACAGGCGGGCCTGTCGTTCATCATCAAAAACACGCATCAAGTGCTTTTAACCTACCCTTCGGCAGGCTCAATATTTTTTACCTCCTTCAGGAAGCGGATCAGCGGATTGAGGATGTTGATTGCCAGCACAGAAAGCAGTACACCCCAATCTTTTGCATACAATGCAGATACAATCTGTTCGGCTGTGCCATCCGGCACGGTGAATCCGTAGAGCGCCGCAAAGCCCAAGACAGCAGTAACAAGTGACACCCAAAAGGTAGTGTTACCGAGAATCAGTTTTGCGTTGATCTTCCCGCCCTTCTTCGTAAAGTTCCAAATAGGGAACACGATGGCTGAAACCAGCAGGCCCGTTACGGCAAAGATGCCACCGGATGAAAGCGTGGTTTCAAAATCGCCCGCGATTACAGACGGGTCTTTTGGAAACTCTATGCCTGTGGCTGCGAAGGCAGCGAGGATGGCATAAGTGATGGATGCGATGAATCCTGGTGACTTTGGATCGAATTTAGTTTTTGACATGATGTCGTGATTTACTGTGTTAATGATGTGTCGCAGGTCGCACTACACGCGCCTGCCTGTTTGTTCATTTTTGCTTTGCGAAGCTCCAGCGCAATACGTGCGCGCATGGCATCATTCGCGCTGTCTGCCTGCTCCGCGATTGCGCGTATTTCCGGTGTGCTGAAAATTTGCGCCTGTTCGTCATTGCGTCTGTTCGTGCGTTCATTCGCGTAAATATTCGCGTAATCATTTACGTGTGGATCGGTCGGATGCCTGTAGTTTTCTTTCGCGCAATTCGTGATAAAGAACGAAAGAACGAAAGCGAACAAAGTGGAAAGAAGTATGTATTTCATTGCGTGCGAACTTTGGTTAATAATTCGTCATACTTTGCGCGCTGTTCGCTTACGAATTGCAGCATTTCATTTCTGATCTTTTCGTTGTTCTCTCGCTCTGCTGTAAATCTTCGCTCCCAGTATTCGCGCTCCTGTTGTAACGCCGTGTCACAGTCGCGTTCAATCTCCACTATCCTGCCATACAGCACGCCAATTGCAGCGCACAGGCAAAATATAACCCAATAGGGTAGATTTTTGGAATTTGGCAGTTCGGGTAGTGGCATTTGGCGTTATTTCAGGTTAAAAACTTCTTTGCCTTGTATTGTCCGGCATTGTGCGCCTCCAGTCGTGGTGTCTGTGGATATTTCCACGCGCTTATTTGCCCTGTGGCGAACTTATGCAGTTCGTTGTAGGTTGGTATAGCGTCTTGCTTGAAAAGTTCCTCCAGCGCCAATGTGAACACGCCTCCTTTTTCGTTCTCGTATGATGGTTGTTTCACCGTACTGCTGCTGACAGATATAATACTGCACCGAACTTCGGCCATTTTATTGGTTGTCGGCTTTATTACAGGCGCTTTGGGCATCTGAATAAAACGTGTACGGCCTAATGGCTGTGCAGTCCTGAAGCTGGATTCAGAGTAGCAGGTATCAATCAGCCGGACAATGCGCGTGCCTGCTCTAAACTGTTTCCAAAATGGAAACAACTGAAAATCCCAAAACACACCATCATACGCACATACGCCCGTTGCGCGTGCTCCCTGATAATCGTGATACGTGCCGTGTCCGCTGTGCGTGTAAAGCAGCACATCGTTTGCGTTCATCAGGTGCGCGTATTTCGTCAGTTCGTGCTTGATGTTCGCGAGCGTGCAAAATTCGTCCGCGAGTACACGCGCATTGCCTGAGTTAAATTTCGTGCGCGCAATTTCAGCAAGCGCATACGCATCGCGCACACATTGCGTCAAATTCGCGCCTTCGCCGTATTCGCTTACGCTGTACTTGTTAATCCCGATATGAAGCGAGTACACCATGATTTACTATCAGTTGCGAAGCGCTTGAATGATGGCAGGCGGTGGTATCAACTGCTGCTGTAAATCTATCGTTACCCATCGGCCATTTGGAGCGCGGTAAAAATCCAATGCGCGCCCCGTAGTTCCATAATTAGCCAACCGGATGACATTACCCAGGCAATACGCCAAACGCACCGTTTCAGAGCCGATTTTATATCTGAATGCGCCTGTGGTTGCACTAAATGAGAATACAATATTTTGGGCTGCTGCTGCACCGTCTTTGATAGTCCAACCTGAAGCGGTAAAGTATTTGCCTGCCACAGTTGACGTATCCACCTGTAGTGCAATCTGATTAAGTGCCGACTTTCCTACCTGCGTTTGAAGCAGTCCATCCTGCCTGATTATTTCGCGAATTTTAGCGCCATTGCCGGACAGCAAGATAGCGTCTGATGCCATCGTGGATGCGGCTGATTGGTATACGTTGATTGCGCCTTGTACGACTGCTGTGGTGTCACCCACCTTTGTAGATGTTATCACGCTATTGCCATTGTCGTACGTTTGCAGACGATTGGCGAAGTAAATGCCGGATGTTTGCGTCAACCAGGATGAATCCTGAACGATGGTTTGCGCCTGTGCGGTCGTGATGAACGCAAATAAAAAAACGATGATTGTATTTTTCATGGTGTTGTTTTTTAGTTGAATGTTAGTGCAAATTAATGTAAGTCCACCCAGGTGCCCGCCGCCCTGACTTGCAATTTATTGTCGGTTGTGTTATAAATAACGAGACCGTCCGCCGGAGTTGTTATTGCGTTGCGCTCCGTTGTAGTCATACGCGGGAATAGTACGCCCTGTGTGGTGCTGCTTATTTCCAGTTTTGCGGAGGCATTAGGGGATGTTACGCCAATGCCGACCACGCCATTATCCTGCACAACCATAATATCAGAGCCGCCTGAATCCTCAAATACGGCTGTTTTTGTAGTTGATGTATTGCCCGCTCCCCTGACTGTCAAACGACCGGATGATACGGTGTCGGAACCCATTGTCAGGGAGCCGTAAAGGTGCGTGCGGGATGTTTGCCCTGGAGTGCCTATATATGACGTATAAGCACCTCCACCTGAAGAAGTAGCGCCTATTACAATAGCATATAACCCACCTGCGACAGCAGACCTGCCTAATGCTGTGGAAAAATTGCCCACAGCGCTTGAGAGCCCTCCAACACATACTGCGCTTGTGGATGCTGTAGAAGCGCTACTACCAATAGATACTGAAGTTGCCCCTGTTGTTGATGATGAAGCCCCAATTGATACTGAACTTGCTCCGGCTGTATTGGAACTTGACCCGACCGCTACAGAGTTGGTACCCGATGCGTTTGCTGACGAACCTATCGCAACTGTATTTGTGTTGGATGCCGTTGACGATACGCCTATGGCTGTTGCATTTGTTGCCGTAAATACATACCTATTTGCACGATAACCAATTGCTGTAATTGCCGTTCCGGTTGATGTATATCCTCCTGCGTCAACACCAATAACCGTATTTGTATTACTTACCGGCGCTCGTATTTCTGCAGTTACTGTTCCCGATGAATTTTCGGCAGCAAAAACGGGTTTTGCAGGGGATGTTTTCTTTACAGACGCAGTTACCGTTCCGTTAAATGTCGTTGTAACGGCTACTGAAAAGTTGGCGGTCGTTGTTGTTGGCGTGAGTGTAAATGTGACGGTCGTATTGGTACTTATTGCGCCCGATGTCAAGCCGCCCATTGTGGCAGTTACCGTTCCTGCTGACCTGCCTGTAACAGTCACCACCACCGTATAAATAACGCCTAATTCAACCGTCAGTCCGTTGGCTGTTAATGATGTTGTTCCTGTTGTGTGCGTGTATCCTGTCGCAAATGATGTACCCGTCCAGCCCGTACCCGTTCCGGTTGTAAGTAGTTCCGGCCCTTCGATGTATGTTTCGCCTGATGTATTGCTTTTTACCTCAATTCCTGTCGTGTTGAGCGTTGTAGTACGTATTCCGAGCCTACCACCCGACCAATACAGGCCTGATGTATCAATATTTGACGTACTTGTCCATTGTGGCAGGTAGTCGGTTACGCCCGTTCCGGTGATGCCGCCTCCGCCGCCGGATGAATTAATTGTGTACACGCCTGATGATTCACTCACCGTCACATTGGTGCCCGCCGTAATCCCCACGACCGGAAGCGTCACGGTAGATGGCGCTACACCGTCCGAGGACAATGACGCGCTTAATGTTTGGCCTGAAAGTGAGAACTGGTCTATGGTCTGTATTTCGTTGGTCGTTGAGCCGTCAACCTCCGTGCCTGTGACGGTTATTGTACTGCCTGCTGTTGATGCACTATTAATCCCACCGCCCGCAATGGTTACTGAACCTCCGGAATTGGATAGCGTAGCGGTATTGGTAGCCACTGATAGCGTTTGTATTTCGTTGGTCGCGCTCTGATCTGCTACTGTTGCCGCCTCCCATCGTGAATTGCTGGACACATAGGTAAGCACCTGGCCATTGGTTGGTGATGGTGCGTACACGTTGTGCAGTTCCTCCAGTTCGTAACCGTTTTGTACATTCACAAATATAACGCCGACTGATGCGTGCTTTCTAACGCAAAAGCCAATGAACACGCCGTTGTTCGGCGCTTCGGGCCTTACCGCTGTCATTGCTCCGGCTGTGTCCTTGCTTAGCCATACAGCGCCGCCTTCAGTCAGGTTTGACGTGTTGATGTTACGCACAAGTCCGAAGGTGGTGCAAAATCCCTTATTGCCACCTGTGACGGTTTCAGTCATCAAACCGAGCGTGTTTGCGCTTGTCGCTTCATCGTTTGCGCGGGCGTATAAAACCGTTTTATTGTCACCTGAAGAGCCTGTAATGTACACGACCTTACCATTGTCAAGGCCTGCATTTGTGGCGTGTTTTACAGGCTGCACAAGTTCTTGCCCTAATTGAAGTGTTACATTACCACCCTTCAAACCCAGGTCAAGTGTGCCATCGTCACTATTCCACCGCATTGCACCCACACCGCCTGAATAGGTTTGATTTGAATAGAATATCAGGCGTGGCACCGTGTCAATGCTGATAGTGTCGTTTGCGTCAATATCAATACCTGTGCCTGCGTAATAAGTAGTGCCACCGCCACCGCCTCCTGCAACCTGCTTCCATTGCGTGCCCGTGTAATAGTACAGTTCGGGTGTGGAGCAACCATTTACCGCGAACACCGATTGAGCATATCCCGGCGTGTAGGCAGGTGCAGCACATCCGGCTACAATATCAATACCCTGACCGAGCGTGCGCCATGTGGTGTTTGCAGCGCTCCATTGGTAGATGCGCCCTGATGCAAGGTCAACCCGAAGGCGTGAACCTGTGGAAGATGGAGCGCCTGATGGCACGCCGGATTCGTAGTTGATTCCGGCTGTAAATTGTATTTGGGCGCTTGTGGCTGATGCAATCAGCGCAAAGAGCGCAAAGAGGATGATGTGTTTATATTTCATGGTTGATGTGTTGTTTTGGTCGGTTACATAAAAATGAATCCAAATTCATAAGTAGTTGATGCGGTTAATTCCGTACTTGTTTTGACCTTGAATTGACTTCCGTTTACGTTTTCAATAAAAATATTATTTGTAAAGTCGCTATACTTTTGCACTACAACAACATAGTCAGAAGCGTTAGCCGCAATCGCGTAATAAAATGATATTAAAAACAAATCACTTGCTCCTGATGGTATTGATGTTCCTGTTGTTATTGACACCCTTAATGAATTTGGCCCACCTTTAAATGTTCCTTTTGTAGGTGACGTGCCACATCCACTTAAAAAATTAAGAGTAGATGAATCCCAGTATGTATTTAAAGACGATTTTACTCCAGTATTTATGTATAAATTATTGTCTTGCAAAAGGTCAATTACCGCACTTTTAGCTAACTCCTGGGCAACCCCACTTGTCGCGCCGTATCTCCCTAAAAGCTTATTGCCTGATATGTTTTCAATCTTAGCCAGCGTAACATTGCTGTTTTGTATTTTGGTTGTAGTTACAGCATCTGTATCAATATTGGCCGCCTGAATTAATCCAAATCCTAAAGTAGTGCCTGATCTCCGCAATACATGGCCATCTGTACCTGCTGTAATATCAGCCACATTTCCTAGTGAATTAAACGACCTACCAATAACCGACAATGCAGCACTTTGCCTGATTTTTGCATTTGAAACCACATTAGTGCCTATTTTTGTTTCACTTACAGCGCCTGCAGCTATTTTGACTTCAGTAACCGCTGCGTTATCAATTGTCCACGTTTTGCCTGCGTTGGTTACCGTAATATCTCCCTTGTCACCATCTGCCACACCGCCGCCACCTGCCTGTGGTGTCAATTGTACAAACAAGCCCGCATTCTGTGGTATATCAAAGTCAGCCGTTGCGCTGTTGACTGATATAGAAGTCGCTCCGGCTGATGGCGCTGATGCCACCGTAAACGTCTGAAATTGGCCTGTGACCGGATTGACAATTTTAACCTTATCTCCACTTGCAAATTCGTTGCCGGCAAGCGCTGTACCCACCGAGATAGATGTGACGGTAGCGCCTTTGGTAATGGCTGTATTCAGGCTGTTGAATGACAGCGGATTCAGTATAGCCCCCGGTGGATTTGCCATAAAAGGCGAATTACCGCCTGTGGTCGGACTGGTTGATGTTGGATTGATTACGGTCGGGTTGTTCGTTCCACCGGACAGAATTTTGACTTTGACGGGTGTTTTTACGTTACTATTCCCGTAAACCATCTCTAACCAAGTGCCATCTATAATGTTTTCCGTAACGCTCCACTTAACACGCATATCCAGCCATTTAAGGCTGTCTGATGTAGTCAGAAGTTTGCGCACCTGATTACATCCATCACCATAAAGCTGTGCGTTCAGGCGCTTCTTTACACGCAGTCTGCCATCGGCTGCACGTTTGACCATCAGCGAAGTGAGCGCTTTATCGCGTGTGCCTGAACCTTGACCCCATGCGGAAAGCCCTGATGATGCCGTACTGTTAACCACAGCGCCCAGGTAATTGACTGAACCGGAACCGATGCGCACGTTTTGCTCCCATGTATCTGTTCCTCCGTCTGCGTTCTCACTTTCATAAAGTATCTCATCTTCCTGCACATCAGGCGTTCCGGAATCATATACCTCCATCCAAAGACCACCAGCAGACCATGTAATAGTAAACTGCGTTTCATCCACATCTGAACCGTCATTCTTTTTTAACTGCTCAAAAGTCGCTGAAATGCTGTTCAGGTCACCATCGGCAGGAAGCGGTGGAGTTATGAAATCAAGCCCTTGCACATAAGATGCTGTGCTGTTTGTCGGTGGCACTTTTTGGCCACCGGACACAAGCACAAAGTTATCAGATGAAACAGTAGTCCATTCGGCATTCTCATTGAATGTACTGAAGTTTGAAAATGTAACGGTACGTTTCAGGTACCTGTCGCCTATCTTCAGTTTGATGTTGATTTGCGGAATGATAACATCAGAAGATTGCCCTGAATAGCTGTTGTTCTTGATAGTAATAAAGAACGTACCCCGAATACGCAAAGTAACAGCGCCTGATTGACTGCTGATAGTTTGATTGAAGTTGAACGTAGTACCTTGAGCAAGGATAATGTTTTGCCAAAAGTTACGGCGCATCCGCACTTCGTAAAAAGCCCGCGCCTTTGCTATTTGGGAAACATAATCATACGTTGAATAACTCAACTTTGCCGCACTCGCTTTTGTCTGATTGACCGACAAAGTGCCGGAGTACGCCCCGTATGTCTTTTGATCTCCGTTCTTTTTGTATGTCCTCCAGTTGTAAGTGCTGTTTTCTCGATAGTCAATCTGCTCAACTACAAACTTTGCATCCCTCATCCGGATGCGGCAACCAAATGCCAGGCAGATGTATTTTATTACGTCATAGCACGAAAGCACATCATCGTCAATGCCACCCTTTGTTTTAAAGTCGTAAAACGCCGCGTGATCTACATAGGACAGGTATAGCGGATCATTGGCATCGTTTGCCGTCATAGTAGCCTCCCACCAATCAAGCGAAGTTTCAAGGAACGCATCATCAGCCGCCCAAAATGTAGAAACGTGCGCTAATTTGCCGAGCGCATTGACAAGGTGCTGCGTAAGCCTGTAACGGCCATAATACAGCGCTCCACTATTCAGGTACGGCACTTTCTTAAGAAGAGCAAGCCCGCATGATGCCGTGATGGTAACGCGATATATCGGGCCTTCATCTGTTTCGTTGCCGAGCGCATCAGGCGCTATTATTCCCCTCCAAATCTTTGCTCCTGCTTGTGTGGCTATTTCCAAAAAAAACCTGCCTTCTTTGGAAGTACGCAGGTCGTTCACAAATGTACCAAGTCCGGTTTCTGACACGTTTATCAGCATATCCACCGATGCCGAACTGCCATAAATTGGCCTTAATATGTCGCTATCATTGTCCGACTTCCATTCAATATTGATGCCGCCTTTTGCAATTTGAAAAGCAGAATCCGAACTCACCCAATCGGTATCATAAATGGCCGCATTGTACTGCGTGCCATCCGGTGCTTTGCCTATTCCGTAGATTCTTAATGCCATGTTTCTGTTTTTGTCTGATTAAATGAAGCGGTTAAAATGCACGTCCTTGTTTGCTTTGTGCGCGCTCAAGTACAAGTACAAGGTCTGTACCCCTGACTGTGAACTCGCCCTGCATAACGCCGCCCGATTGCCCCATGCCCTCAAGTAGTCGGTTTGTGCGCATATTGGATACAACCTGCGAACCACGCGGAATATTGACAAGTTCCGGCCCTTTTTCACCGACCAATGCCATACCACCGGGCGCAAAGGCAGTACCACGTGCGAATCCATTAACGCCGATTTTGGAAATCAGGTTTGTAAATAGCACACTCGCCACCGATCCGGCCGCTGCTCCTGCTGCAATATTAAACGGGAAAGGTACAGATGTCAGCGCCTTTGATACTGCACTTGCTACGCCCTGCTGAATGTAGGAGCGTATTATTTTCAGCCCTGCTGATATTGCCGCCTGTGCGAGTTCGCGCATGGAAGTAGCGCCTTCAGATGCACTTTGAGCCATCGCATTGGCAATACCAAGCACGGTATTTTCAATCATCGTGCCCTGCTCTGAAATCAGTTCAGCGGTGGTTGTGAATGCTTCACCGAACTTCAGCGTGCCTTCTGTCAGGCCTTGCGTAATCGCTGAAATGCGTGTGTAGTAATCATCCAGCGGCTTTGTGTCAACCTGCGATATAACAGGCAGTATTCCCGCACCTTCACTTTGTACGCCCGTTGGCGTTGGTAGTGTCGGGATGGTCGGTATTGTGCCAAATTCACTATACAGCCCTTTCAGTTGCGCCTTAAGATTCTCAACCTCTGCTGATGTAGGACTGAATCCTGCATCAATCAGGCGCTTCAGTCCTTTCTCAATCGTTTCTGCCTGCTGTACAATATCCTCCGCACCAAGTGCATTCTGATAGTCCTTTTCAGCCTGAATATCTGCCTGTACTTCCTTGTAAACGTCTTTCAGTCGGTTTGCCGCTGCAATGGCCGCTTCTGATGCCTGTGTCTTTTTTGCGTTGGCCGCTGTCGCTGCATTTGCGGATTCTGTTTGCGCATTTGCGGCTGCCTGTGCAGATATGCGTTCTGCCGCACTTGAATCTACCAATTTTTTTATCTGCTCAATTTGAGCATCTGTAACCGCAAGTTGCTGCTTAAGAATATCTAGGTTTCCCTGTGCAGTAATTGACAATGCAGATGCCGCCGCGAATCCTCCCTGCAATTCTGTTTCCTTTGCGCGGTTTAAAGAGTTTTGAGCGGCCTCAACCGCTTTTAACTGTTCTTCTCTTTGTTTATCAAGTTCAATCAACTTGCTTTCGGCATTCTTCGCGCGCGCTGCCTTAATAATGCTATCAGCATATCCTTCATAAGCCGTTTTTAACTTGTCAACTGTCGCTGTTTCAATTGTTAATTGCCCGAAGTATGCCGGATTGATTGACTTCAGTTCATTCAGCGCCTCTATCTTGTCCTCTCGCTTCGTGTTCTCATCTCCGAGTATCTTGATAAGTGATTCAACCTGTGCGCGCTCTCCGGCTGTTTCTGCCTTCGCCTGTGCTGTCAGGTCGTTCACCATCTGCATGGACTTTTCCGCTGCTGTCAGTTGGCGGTTAAATAGTCCGAACTCGTTTGCAAGTGCTGTGACGGCTACAATGATGCCTATGCCGATAAATGCCTGCATTGACAGGCTAAGTGCAAGGAATGCCGTTCTGACTTGTCCGGCCCACGTTACCAAAGCACCCATGCCTTTTACCAGGCTACCCCATCCTGACACCACCAAAGAAGAAACCAACTGAATAGAACTTAATACTTTGGCAATTGGCCCGATCGCTATTAAAAACGCGCCGAAGTACGCAATGGCTGTTTTGGTAGCTGAATTGAGACTATCAAACGCGGCGGCTGCGTCTGTGATAAACTTTGCGAACTTTTCTAAGCCGCCCTTAATATCAAACGCATCGTTAATGGCCAATCCCACCTTACCAAGTGCGATTTTAACCGCATCCATTGCGTTCTCAATGTTATTCTTAATACCCGACTTGACACGTGGAAGTTCGGCGGCAGCGGCTGTGATGCCTGCAACAAATTCCTTTGCGCCGATACCCATATCCCTAATGCCCTCTACTGATTGCGTGCCAAAGGCTTTTTGCATCAGTTGGGCAATATTGGGCATGGATTCCGATATGACGCTGATGTCCTCCTGCAAAACGCGCCCTTTGGAAATCATCTGCGTAAATTGCCGTGTCACATTGTCAAACTCCTGTGCTGTGCCTCCGGTGGATGCAATGGCGTTACCGAGTTGCTTTATGATCTCCCGTGCGTCATTGGCTGCAATGCCTACGCCCTGCAATCGGATGGAAGCGCCGACCGCCTGTTCAAGGCCTAAGCCTGGATTCTCTGCAATTTTCTGAAGTTTCTCCAACTCCGCGCCTGCCTTCTCCGCACTTCCCAACTGTGATTGTAAAGCAAGGGTAAGGCTTTCCAAATCTCCGGCAGCCTTGATGGCAGCACCACCGAATAAACCAAGTGGAGCGGACAAGGATAGCGTTAAGTCAGAACCGATACGGGAAAGTTTTTCACCTGAACGCCGGAGCGCTTTTTCGGTGGCTGCTAAAGTTTTTTCATCGAAAATTACGCCCAGCCTGACGTTTAGTGCTACTGCTTTAGATGCCATCTTTTTTTAGTTTAGCCTCCATGTAACGGGCGTAAAGTTCGGGGTTGGTTTTTTTCAGGATTTCATCTGCATCGCGGTCGAATTGGTCAAACTCTTCACGCTCTTTGTCGTTCATTTGTGAGCGTGTTTTCAGGTGTGACTTAATCGGGGCATCCCAACTGAACGGAAGCAAATCAGCAGGCTTTTTTATCTGCTTCTTTGAATCTACCGTCTTTGCCATGATGTAGGCCACAAAGCGCGTCTGCTCCCAACCGTTTTTAAACTGCTCAAAATGCGCTTCTTGTCGGTACTTGAAATAGGCAGGCGTTGACAGGTAGAACTCTTCCTCATCCATGCCTATTTTAGCAGCCTGTCTTAACAGGTCATGCCAATTGATTCTTACGCCCGTTTCTGCTTTGTCGGCTTCGCCGGGCTGTTCGCGTTTCCCGCGTCCTGCTGTGGGAATGAATCCTGAAACATCTGCATCATTTCAGCGATGGATTCGTTGTCCAGCCAATCTGCAAGGTCATCCTCCGTGAAATCGGGCAACTTCTTGAATTGCCTGTAACCGCACGTGATGCCCGCATAGATAAGGTCTGCCACCACCGACAATCGGGGCGCTCCGCCGGACATCGTTTGAAAGTCCTCTATTGCGGATCGCCCCGTTTTGCGTTCATATTGAATGAGAGCGCCCATGCCAAATTTGACAGGGTGCATTTTGCCGTTTAACTTGATTTGCGACATTTAGTGATGATTGATGTGATGGATTATGATATATTGGCCTGCGTCAAAGCGCCTGTTCCCTGAAATTCCGCAGAGAATGTGACGGCTTCATCATTGCCGGAGGACTGGATTTGCAGGGATGATACATAGCCGCTTCCGCTGTACTTTGCATCGCCCGTTGTGCCTGTTTGGAACACAAGCGCAACCGATGTTTGGTTTGTCCATGCCGTAAACAGTTCCTCCACGCCATTGGTGGCTGCGAAGTCCACGTTTCCGGTTACGGATGCTGTCCATGACTTTGCACCTGGCAGAAATTCAGAAACCGCGCTGCTGTCTTTGCAGGTGGTTTCAAACATATTCGTGGAAGTTGAGATAGAAGCGTCCACCTGACACGTAATCGCAGCGGGCGTTGCTCCTGTGTAGAGCTTCATGTTCTTTGCTAATACTGTAGCCATTGTTAATCGTTGTTTTTGTTGAAGATGCGCCGCGCCTGTTGCTTTGGCGTTGTGTCGTTTGTATTCAAATCAGCCTCAATAGACGCGATAAATTGCGGTGTGGCTGTGATTGTCATGTTTTCAGCAAGTGGAACACACAGATTTTCCACCTGTGCGCCGAGCGGATATTTGCGCGCCCGTGTGTCATCAGGCACTTGCTTTGCTGTTCCGTTTGTCAGGAGTGGCTGTGCGTCACCCGGTGCCACATCCAGCACCGTACCCGCTCCCCAATTTTCGTAATCTTTCAGAAGTTGTATTTTCATGGTGTTGTCTTTTTATGTGATGTCTTTCTTGTCGGCTTCTGAATTAATGCGCCTTGAAAGCAAGGTTACAATGTTTTGCAGCGTTGCATCTCCTGCTGCTGCTATTGCATCCTCCACGAATTTCTGTCCGGTGCGCACTTTGCCATTGCTCATTTTGACGTTGTTATTCACCATGTGAACATAGTATCCGTCAACTGTTCTGCCCCCCAATAATGGCCCGATAATAACGCCGGACTTCATTCTTCTAAAGTTCAATATCCGGTATGCTTTGCGAAGGTTGCCAGGTCGGTAAGTTGCCAGTTTAACACCGAATCCTTTAGGCATCCGCTTGCCCTTCTTCTTGATTCGCTTGTATCTGCTGTGCGGCTTTGAGCCTACTGGAACGCGGCCTTTGAGCGCTGAAACCAATAAGCCGCCCGCCTCTTTTATGTCGTTCTTCGCGTCACGCTGCACATCCTTTGACATCCTGCGAAGTTTGCCACCGAGTACGTTTATTTCCTGCTGCAGCCTCGCATCCATTAGTTGGCAGTTATGAACTGATAAACAGATGTGCGCGATACAAACAGGACATCCTCATCCATACCATCAGCCGATGATACGTATTTGCAGCCCTCGACCGTTACACCTCCGGCTGTGCCTGTAACAAAGTCAAGCGCATCCCTGACTGCCACATCTACATTATCCAGCGCTCCGTATGCGTTTAATCCCTGCTTCGCTTCTGCCCAATAAGTGAAAGTTACGGTCGCTGTGTCGTGGTCGCTCTTTCTGTCCTTTTGATTATCTGTCGGTGCGTTTGACACCGTGAACACAATGGCAGGATAGGTGGCATCTTCAGGAATGAACACCGGATAAATACGAGTGCCAACAAGCGCCGTCACGGCTGCTGTTGCGCTTAATTTGGCGTAAACGTATTGACCTACTTTCATCAGTCGTGCCTTTGTGCTGTGATTAACAGCGATTGCCTGAAGTCAGGCTTTTGGATGTACATTATATCGAAAAGATCGCCTTCAAAGTTGATCCTCATTTTCTCGTTTAGTCCGTCACGATATGCAATATCAAATATGACGGCTGTTTGTGTCGTGGGCCTGTCTGCCATCATCTCATCTGCATTGCCTCCCATCTTGTATGTGACCTTTGCCCACACTTCAGTATATCGCGTCCAGGTTAACAACTCCTGTCCGGATGTTCCCCTTGACGTTGTAGGCTGCTCAAACATGATTCTGTGCCGCCTTTCGCCTATTTGTGTCTGCTTTGCCATTGGTTCAAATTATATCCAGCGCCTAAGCGGCTGAAGCAAAACATCTGACATACTGAACTCCGTTTCGCGGCTGTCCTCCCTGTTGGTATATGCCCTTCCAATGCGGGAAAGGATACCAAGTCGCACGGTGTCAGGTATATTGATTGAACTTGTGCCATATCCGGCTGTGTACGTGATTGTCACAGCGTCCGGCCTGATTTGCACATCTGAAGGGTAACTGTAGTTCACTTTGGGCATGACGGTTGCGCCACCGGATGTTACTTTTACATCGTACTGATTTGATGGCCATGTTGTGAGCGTGCCGGAACTATTGTAGTACTCAATCGCAGATACTGACTGAATCGGAACAAGCCCGGCCAAAGTCATAGGCCGCAGGCTGTCATACGGGAATTGCTTGTGGCATTCAGATACGACCTTATTAAGAAGAGCGACCTGATACGACCTTTCAATAAGATCGCATTGCGCCCGAATTAACAGCATCAGGTACTCATCATCATGGCGCAAATCATCCATGCGAAGCTGCGCCCTGGCATCCTCGATGGCTACGGGCAACTCTTCGCTGATAGTTTCAGCATTAACCGTGTAGCCTGTGTAGTACGGGCTGTGCGTGGTATTGTAGTCTGATACTATCATGTTATGTATATGATTGTTCCTTTGGTTGCGCTGTCGTGTGCTGCTCCTGCACGATACGCGGTTTTACCAGCGGCTATTGCGGCATCGTTTGAATTGTATTCAGGTAACGCGCCTAAGATAGCGTTAATGGTTGTCCAACTCGTATCGTAATCAGTTGATGTGTCCTTTACTATCAGTTGTCCTGCTGTTCCTCCGGATGGCACACCAGCGCCCACCATCGAAACGGGAAACTGAACTGTGATGTTAGAGGAGTTGAGTGTAACCTGAATATCTGCCATCGCTTAAACTATGCTGTAATTTTATCAATCAGCGTGATGGTTGCCCGAAATAGGACATAAACCACGCCGGATGACAGGGTTAATTTCAGGTCGGTATTCAGCACGTTTGATATTGGCAGCGTTCCGGTTCCTACCGCTTCAGGGCTGATTGTCATTTGCCCGCTTGTCGGATTGGTCAGCGCAATGCCTGCATTTGCTGTGGTTGTGAGCGTTAATAACACGCTACCTGACGCGCTTTTAATCTGCATGGTAGCAGATGCACCTGTAAGATTCACAGGCGTGCCGTTAGTGTCCTCCACAGTCACCGTGAAGGCTGTTGTCCGGCCTCGATACCATTCAAGCGCCACATAGGGCGGTCGAAGTGAGAGTAACTGCGCGTCAGTTGTAGCCATGTGTTATTTCTTACGCTTTTCGCTTGTCGGTGGAAATCCGGCCGCACGTTCTACTTTGGGCTGCTCTGCCTGTATTTCGATGGCAAGGCCACCGCGAATGAGGGAAAGCGCACGGTTGGCAGGCATATCAACCTCCTGCCCTTTACCGTATGAGAACGATTGCTTTGTGTCCGGATCGTTACCGACAAGCGATTCAAGTATCCTGACTTTCATTAGGATGCGGCTGTGATAAGGTGCTTGATTGCTGCTGTGTTGATACACTCGCCATCGAAGCGCATCCATCCCTGGAAGCCGACAAGTCCGTTCTCGCTGTACAGTTCGTCACGGCGTGCGATAATCATATCCTGCACCATGCGGACAATGTACTTGCTGAAGTCGCCCACAAGAATCAATTTGGAACTGGCATTGATGCTGCTGTCCATATCCTGATTAATGTAGTATCGTGTACCATCTATCAGGTCAGGCTGTCCGGCCACGTATGAAGGCATCCACAGCGGGCGGTTTTGGCTGTCAACGAGCTTCTTGATAGCAAGCAGTACGGCATCATTGAACATGAATCCGAACTGCGGGCTGTTGCGGTATGCCGGGTCAATGCTGTGCTTCAGGTCAAGGATTTCCAAGTACGTGAAGGCTGTTGCAGACGCGGCTGTCTTACCGAGCGTGGAAGCGGTCACGATGCCGTTTGGATCGCCTGAGCCGTCACCTGTAGTACACTCCTGATTCAGGATGCGACCGAAGCGGGGAGCAAAGGCATTGCGCACTTCCTGTTCGATGTTGTACGCATTGTCCTGAAGCAACTCATAGGACACCTTTACGAGCGTGCCGTACTTGTATGCGTCAAGCTGCTTTTGGCCGAATGTCAGGTCTTGCACGGTGAAAGATGCTGCCTCACCAACTTTTACGGCTTTGGTGGTGGTGTCATCTTCAGTTGGCCAGTACAGAGTGCTACCTGTTGCGGTGCGAAGCACACGGCACGCCTGCAGGATGCCGCTGTAGTCAAGCATTGCGCGCTCGATTTCGGGCTGCCACTCATCAGGAACCAGGTAGCCACCGAGTGAATCAGTGCCTACAAGCTGATTGCTTGTTCCGCGCTTTTCGATCAGGATGCTGCGCGTTTCGTTGTCCAGGTTACCCCATCCTCTACGCAGGAAATCCGTGTAGGCGCTGCGATAATCGCGCTCTTTGCCCTTGTCGGCTGCCTTTGGCGCATTCTCAAATTTGGCTTTGACGTTGCGGGCCTCAAGCGCTTCGGATGTCTCATTTGCATGGATGGTTGATGTCAAGGCTTTTTCATCTGCCTCCATTTTTTTCCATGAAGTGATTTCTTCCTCATTCATCACACGCCCCTCAATAGAGGCTTTGGCGGCGGTTGCCATCATTTGCTCCCAAATCCGCGCGCGATCATCGTACAGTTTCTGAATACCTGTAACCATTGTTATTGTTGTTTAAGTTTGTAGAAGTCTGCATCCGTTCAAGTGCGCGGATTAGCAGATTGTAAGTTTCTGTAAGTTCGGCATTAACCGACCTTTGACTTTCAGTTGTGCTTAGCGCCTGTATAGCTGCTGCGAGCGTTGCAACAAGCGCTGTATTTTCATCGGCACGCGCATTCAAAAGCGCTGCCAGGTCATTGGCTGCTGACAAATCAGAATTGACTGATGCAATCATGGTCATCTTGTCGGCATATCCTTTGAGTTCAGCCACCGATTCATTCAGGCATTCGATTGTGCCTGTGATTGCCTCAATAGCCTGTGCCTTTGGCGGCATCTCATCGTAGCCTTCGCCGTTGCGCTTTGCCATCTCCAGCGAGCGCATAGCGACTGATGTATCCGGATTGGAAGGATAGGTAACGGGTGAAGCATCGAACACGCGCTTTACTTTGGTAATTACGCGATGTTCTTTGCCGTCTTTCATTCTCCATTCATCGCCGACCGACATACCCGCTTCATTGCGTGCGATTTGGAACGACCACGAACTTTGATCTATGTCACCGCGCTTGAGCGCTTCAATTAGATTCTGCCCGGTGGGGCTGTCCGGTATGGATGCCCTGTACCACATTCCTGTTTCATCTGTGCCTACTGTGGCGGTTCCTGACTTCGTGCGACCTATAATCAGATTCGGATCGTGGTTAAACAGGATGCGAACATCTGACATATCAGCCTCTGAAAGTGCAGAGCGCTGTATTTCCTCGGTGAAGTATCCCATGTCATACGACTTACCCCACTTCAGCGCATAGCCAAAAACAGATTGTTTGCCGTCCTCCGTCATCCGGATTTCCACGCCTTCAGTAAAGGATCGTATTTCAGGCTGTAGCGCTTGCTTGCTGTTGTCCATTGTCTTGTATGTTGTCAGCCTGCACTACGTCCGGCTGTTCGTTATTCAAAGTAGGGTTGTACACGGTGTCACCCGATGTCACCGGATTCATATTCTCCAGCCTCCGCACTTCGTTAGGTGTCATCCAGCCGGGCGTGGAAACAGAACCGAGCGCACGGGCGAAGTATTCAGAGCGCGATTTAGTGTCACCACGAAGCAGGGCATCAACATTGAAGCGGAAGAACATTCTGTTTTTCTCTGATTCAAACAGTAACTTTCTGTTGAGCTCCTGCTCCCAATTCTTCAGCCACGGGCGTAAGGTGTCACGCACGAACTCAAGGCTTTGATGTTCGATGTTGTTGTTGGTGGATCGCTCAAGGTCACCGACCATGTGAGGCGGTATGCGGTATATCCGGCAAACATCATGTAGTGATAACTTTGCTGTTTCGATGAACATGGCATCCGCTGGCTTCAGCGTCAATGGCACAAACTCCATGCCCGCCTCCAGTACAGGTGTTTTTCCTGCATTGTCGCG